GGTGTTCAAATAACTCTACATATAACCTTTGCCATGCAAGCAAAGGTTCACCACCCGTTAATATCAAATGGACATCTTGACCATTCTCCTGTACCCACTTACCGTTAGGAGTAAGTGAAAGTAAATGTTCAACTACTTCGTCAATAGTTGCTTCTTTGTTAAAGTGTTTAAACTCTGGATAGATACTTGCATACGTATCGCATCCTGTGTGTACAATAGGTAAGTCTGTAAACTTCTCAGTTGTTTCGTGTACACCTGCGTCAATTAATGCTTTTACTTCTGCATTATAACGGTTACCTTCTTTGTGTTGCTCCCAACGATCTTTTGTTTCGTTAGTGCCAAAGTTCATACAACGAAAGTTACAACCAAAAGTACGCAGGAACACGCTAGGTACTCCTACAAACTTGCCTTCGCCTTGTACGCTATAAAATGCTTCTGAATATCTAAGTTTCATTTATTTCTCCGTATATTTCCTGTGCAAATTTTTTATGTGCTTCTTTACCTGGATGCAATTTATCTACTGCTCTAGGCATACCATGTTTAATTGTACGAAAATTAGTATCTAATATTGTAGCATTGCTAGGTCCGTCTATTGTGTCTTTTCTAAACAGCATATTATAATGTATTATACCTTTATTAATTAAGTGATAAGTACAATGTTCTATTCTTAAATTAGAATCAATAGCTTGATCTACTTCATTAAACAAGTGTTTGTAGTACATTTTAGAAGGCTTAGATTTAACCCAGTGTCCGATTTGGTCAACTGTATAGTCTTTATTAATTATACAATGTCTTTCATTAGTAGACCACAAAATAAAAACTAAATCAGTTATCCGAAACTTATAATTAATTATTTTATACCACGTTTGTTTGTTACTAGCACCAGGTTGTCCTTCGTTTATACATTCTAGATTTAATTTATCTGCTAATAGCTGTGGCCACGCTAACTTACTTGCTGTAGGGCCAGGCATCATAAATTCATCTACACAATCTTCAAGGCCATGACCGTATGTATAACTACAGCCAAATGCAATTAATCTACTCATTAACAACTAAACTCTTGTTGTAGCTTAATGTTGTCAAAGAACTCTTTCTTTGTACCTGCGTCATCTTTAAATGCACCACGTAATACTGTAGTTTGTGTTAAACTACTATGTGCCATAATGCCGCGATTCTCACAACAACCGTGTGTTGCTTGAATGTAAACACCTAAATGTTCTGCGTCAGTTGCCTTTGCAATTTCTTTAGCAATATCATTAGCAAGTTCTTCTTGTAGTGTTCCACGTCTAGCACACCACTGTGCAATGCGTGTATATTTGCTTAAACCAATTAGTTTGTCTGCGGCAATAATACCAATGTACGCAGTACCTACTACTGGCTGATGGTGATGTGAACACATTGATTTAAGTTCACTGCGTACAACTAACATGCCTTCATAACGTTCTTCTGAATCATTAGGAAATGCTGTTGCTGCTGGCGGGATATCATATCTTCCTGCCATTAATTCATTGTAGTACATTTTAGCAAGACGCCGTGCTGTACCTTTAGAATTAGGATCATTATGACGGTCGATTAAAAGTGTATCTAATACATTTTCAAATGCTTCTGTAGCTTCGTCAATTAATTTTTCTTTATCGCCTTTTTGCATAACATATGAAATGTTATCTCCCGCCCAGTGGCGAATACCTTCTGTTTGAAGGCGGTGTAATAATGCTTTGTGTAATGCCATATTTTTTATCTCCGATGTTTAGGCAGTGGATTGCCGTGTATACCATAACTCACATACAGTATACACTTATTTAGGTTATTTGTCAATACTATTATTCAAAATGTTTTTCAAGCATTTCTATTCTATCTTCTGCAGCTGCCATTTTATCAAGTTCTTCTTGAATAGCTTCTACAATATCAGCATGTTCACCAATACCTACACTATGGTTCATGTAAACCAATATGTTTGTTTTTGCTCTTTCGAGTTCGCCTAAGGCATGCATTTTACATGCGTGGATTAATTGTGGACCTAATGTAAACGATAGACCTTGTTGTTCTTCTTCCATAGTAATTCCTTTCTATACTAGTTCTTTAATTACTGTTAATATTCAGCTACGTTTTCCCAAGGGTAAACTAGCCAAACATCTTCTTCTGCTTTGTTAATTTCGTGGCAAGTGTAACGTACTTTGTCAAATTCACTTGCTAGGTTTTCTGTTAGTGTAGCAAAGCGAACATTGTTATTCCATACTGTGTTCCAGCTTTCTTCGTTAGGTAAACAACCTGCAGGCCAGTCTTGTTTAATCCAGTTAAACGTAGCACCTGTATCATTGATGTCATCTACAATAAGAATATTTTTTCTGCTAATAGGAAGATTTAAAATAGATTCTCCTGCACTAGCACTAATGTCTGCATTGTGTTCTAAAATTTTAAAGTGTTCATATCCAAATGCATCTTCAGCCATCCAACAGTTGCTTTCACTTTCACTGTCGTCATCACGCAGACTAACCTTTAATGCTTCGCAACGTATACCAGTCATATTTGAAATAATAGTTGCAGGTACATTGCCGCCTCTTGTAATACCTACAATGTAATCAGGCTTCCAATTGTCTTTATACATTTGATTTACAATACTAACACACATACGTTCTACATCTTGCCATGAGTAATAATGTTTCTTAATCATTTGCCTGCCTTTGCATCTTTTTCTGCTTTGGTTAGTTTGTTGTTCCATTGATTGTTGCTAATACCAAGTTCGCTAGGCATAGGTTTAGTTTCACTTTTAGTAACTTTACCACCCTTAGCAAGGAACTCTGCCTTCATACGCTCTAGTTCTTCGTCTTTTGGTTTTGCATCGTGATTCATACTCATAGATCGTCCTCGTAGTTGCCTTTATAATCTTGGTCTACCATTTTGTAGATTGTTTTAAAATTCTCATATGCTTTTGCAAGAGCAGGGTAGTGCATACACATGTTTTGTACTCTTTCAAGCTCGGGCATAGTGTCTTCAAATTCTACGCCAGTAATAGTAATGCTTGAAAAATCAAACTCATCATCGAGACTAACTGTATAATTACTGTCGACGCTAATTGTGTCTATACTAGAACTAAGTGTTATTGTAGACATATTGTTGTCTATATATAAATCTTCTGTGTCTAATGTAAGACCTGAAATATCAATAGTAACTGTATCGTCTTTATTCGCCATCTCTTATAACCCTATACAATTTTTTACCACTAAAAAATTCCTTATTTAATTTTGTTACTTGCTTGTTGATACTTGGTAGTAAATCTTCGTAGTGTTCCATATAATTTACTATTTGTTCAATAACTTTGCCTTTATTATGCAAGTATGCATCGTAATCTTCAGTCCATGCACTTGGATATTTAAATTCAGGCAATGCCATTTCACTATAACTGAGCCTATCAGGAACCATAGGAATAGCATTTACTAGTGCGCCTTCGTACCAACTAATGCCAAGCGTTTCTTGTAAGTTAGCACTAAACACTAGTTTAGCTTCTCCTAGTAAATTATGATAATCATTTTTACTTAATTGTTGTTCTTGACATACTATAAACTCATATTGCGGTAATGCACTTGAAAGATCACGGAATATTTCAACTTGCTTTTCAGGAGCAACTCTATGTGGAAATAGTATTAAGTCACGCTTTTCCATTCCTTTATATTGCTCTAGACTATCTTTTAAATATTCCATAGGCCAACCAACACGATGTGATGTACTTTCTTTCATGTTAAGACTTTGATCGAACAGCTCGATATGAAAGTCTGTTGCAAAGAAATTGTCGTCATAACACGCATACATTGATTGCTCTGCATGACGTACCCAAGGTTTATCACCTATAAGCCGTCCAAGAAAGTCTTGAGGATCATAGCTACCAGCATGCCATAGACCGCCGATGCTAATATCAACGTCCAAAAGTTCTGCCATATAACGTAACTGAATAACAGTAGGGTTCCAAGCATCAGTATATAAGAAGTAATCTCCATCCTCAATCTGTCCTTTACAAAACATTTCACCTATGGTTTCTAACTGTTTACTTTTGTAAACATTAGTGCCACCGAAATTGAGAAATGCCCCAGGCGTAGTAGCCTGAGGCGTTTCACCACCGCTTATAACTTTTACTTCTTCATTTGTAGCTCGTTGCAGTTGCTTAGGAAGATAGTCTTTCCATTGCTTAGTATAACGTGTATCAACTGCTTCGATATCTACAAGATAGATAGTCATTAGTTTCTCCGATTATTAAAATTCCTACCTGCATTGCGGGCTTTAGCACGAAGCCAACCTTGGTGCTTATTATATGCAATCCAAACAGGAGCATCTTTACTGTAAAGATCTTTTTCATTAAAAACTTTACCTTCAAAACGACAAAAGTCGCGGAACTTATCCAAGTCGTCAAAAACTTTACGAACAACAGGATCTTTAATTGACATTTACCTATTCCTTCTTACTATGGGTAAACAATTTGACAGCCGTTTTCGCCATCTTCGGCGACATCAATAACAACAAACCGGCCGGGATATTTGTTGCTAATTTGTAGATACAAATCATCTGCAATCATTTCGCATGACTTGTAATCTAGTTCGAGAACGTCTTCTTTATAAAGATTCTCTAACCAACGTTTGAATTGAATAAATTCAATGTCTCTATCGTTGTGTGTTACTTGAATTTGTACTTTAAAGTGAAACGTATGTCGATGTGGGTATCCTAAGAAACTTACATCATATTCATCACCTGTTGCTAGTGCAGGATCTTCTAGTGCTGCTGGGTATTTGTGAATGCCTTCTTTAGTAAAGGTTACCCAAATACTGCGTTTTGCATTTTCTAGTCTATGTGTTTGACTCATTTTTTTGTCTTCCTGTCGCATTTTCCACAACATCCAATCATAATAACGTTCTGGTTCTGTATCCATTGTACACTCATTTGATTACTTTGTCAAGGCCATATTTGCCCCAATCAGTGAATTTTTCTCTATCCATTAAATCGTGCAAACTATGACACCAAACACCTGGGTTAGATGCCTTAAAGTCTTTATCATCAATCTTCAACATAGTGTTGTAGTTCCACAGTTTCGCATAAGGCAATGGAATGCGCAGTTGTGGGATAAAGTTTTCATATTCAGTCAGTCCTGACTCAAGGAATGCTTCAGCAAGAGTGATTGGTATATCTAAACTACATAATTTACCTGCTGTTAAGAATGCCTTGATCATGTTTTCCCAAGGTGTCCATTTGTCAGCATCACTAGGAAAGTTTATACCCGGATTAAAACTATGATTAGCTCCAAAGAAGATATGTTCACATTGATGTTCATCATAGTGTTTTTGTATTTCATGTGGTTCGTGTATTCCTGTAACAAATAAAGTTTTTAATCCATATGCAGGAGTCTTTTCAACTTCTATACCTGTAAAGAATAATACACTTTCGTCTGTTCCGGTGTCATAATCACGTTTCATGGAAGGGTCCTTAGTTCTCTTTCAATTCGATATATTTCATCTTTAAGCCAAAGTTTCATACTTTTTTTCCTATTGATGATTTCTTCACGCTCAAAGCTATTATACAACGTTTTTATCTCTTCGTCAAGTTTTCTATGCTTCTTATAAAGTTCTTGTAAATGACTTGCTAAACTATTGTGTTTCTCTGTGAAGTTGCTCATTTTCTAAATCCTCCAATTTAGTTTCATCAAGTACGTCAGCCTCCTCTTCGACTGCATCTTCTACCTGAAATAAATTATCAAAGAATGTACTAGAGTTTACAGTCTTTTTGCCAACTGCGCCTCTTGTACCTGGTATTGCCATCCAAAATTTGCTATGCTCGTCGACAAGTGCTAATGCTTTTTCTTTGTCGTCTGTAGCAAATATTTCTTCTACTACATCTCTAAAGAATAATCTGTCAAAGCGTTCTTGTACAAGCATTCTAGGAACGCATCCGTTGTCATATTGTCTATTTGCTTCTTGTACAGCATTGATATGACTCCAAACATTATGGCCCATTTGTATTGCATAGCTAAATGAGTCCCATGATGTCTTTCCTTCTTTACCTATCTTGTTTAAGTCTCCGGGAGCATAAGTGCAAACGTCTGATACTTTGAGTTCTGCAGTGATCGGACTGTCTTCAAAGTTTTTAAATACCCCATCTGAAATAACAGTATCTCTAAAGAGACGGTTGTCCGAAGCATATTTTTTATCGTCAACACTCGGCACCATTCGATATGTCCATTTCGAACGATCAACTGTCTCGTTCTGTATGTATATCTGTCCATTCGCGGTTGCGAGAAAAGGACTAGCACAATCAAAAGTAATAGTATAGTTTTCATTATGATGCTTTCTTACTGCTCTTTGTATGTCGGTTAGTAGTGTAGCCCACTCTAACTTACTTGTACCTAGGAAGTGCATAAAGTCTTGCACACCTTTTTCTAACAAGCCGTCATATCGTAATTCAATGATGCGTTTAAGAACTAAGTGTACATCACACATGTTCTGTCCGCCCATTGACCACCCGTTGAAGTGTTCGTTTGGATATTTTTTAGGATCACTATATTGTTTCATACGCTGATACCAATCTTCTGCATCAGCATGATTTTCACCTTGTAAAACATTTAGGAATTTACAGTTACCATTGCGGTTACGAATAAACCAATCGTTGTTGATATATGTACCTTGCACTGCTTCCATATATGTAGTAATACCTGTTGCTTTTTGTCCAGCAGGCGAACGTGCAACCCAAGCTGGAATATCAAGTATCATTCCATAGTCCATGTAAGCATCCATCCACGTAAGAACTTGCTCACGTTTCTTTTGTGCTTTGGGACAATTAGGATCTTTCCAGTCACCTTCCCATACGCCTTTACCAATCTGGAAACCGCCAGAGTCACCTAACAACCAGCTATTTTCTCTATCACGATTACGCACCATATCTTCTTTTGGTGAGTGTTTGTTTACATCAAGCTCTGCGTGTCCTGCTGAATATAAACTCCAATGATAATTAAATAGTCCTTGTTTTGGATTGAGGTAGTTTAGGCTTTCGCAATCGTTAGTAAAGTTACTGGGCATACGTGACAAGTCTACGTACTCGTCATAACGCTGTTTGCCTACGTAAGTAGCATAAAAGCCACTTAGCGCAGGCAGAAAAACAGCATAGTCATTTTGTGTTGCAGTTAAATTACTATTCATTATTTACTTTGTGCTGGTAAGATATAGTCATACTTGGCCATACCACTGTCTACTGAAATCATCATAGCACCTTGATCCGAAATGCTCATTGTTAAGTCGCCATCTAAGTTAAGAATAGACTGAACTTGTGCTACTGGCCAACTCCAAGTATGTGCAAGAGTGCCTTCGATACCTTTTTCAAAATCAAATTCACCTGCGTGTGTGCTTGCATCACCAAAGCTAAACACTAAGTTACTATCTTTAGTGCTTACATTAAATGTAGGCTCTTCCGAATGAGCAGCTGCCATAAGTTTCATACGTGCAATAGCAGCCATACTAGGAGTAAATGTAACACCCCAATTAGCACCTTTAAACTTAACTGTTTTAAGTTTTTCTTCAATGATCTGCTTGTTCATAAAGCGATAATCATTTTGAAAGTCACCTGCTGCATTTTCAAAGTGAATATGTGTCGGAACAGTTTCGCCATTACGCTCTGCTTCAATAACATCAATTTTTGCATTATCTTTATACTCTGGATTTTTCAAATGCAATGCAAGTTTATCTAAGTTAGGCATACCAAATGTACCTGTAAACTCAGCTACTGGTGAATGTGTTTCTGCACTAAGAATAACACTACGGTCTTCAGCCATGCTATCAATTGCAGTGTTCTCATCATTGCTTATCTTTACTAGACTAAGAAAGCCTAGTGAGTGGGTGTGTGCAACGATGTCTTGTAAAATGTCTTTCATACGGTTTCTCCTATTTCAAGTTTTATTATATTGCCTTTATCGTCATTTGTCAAGTAGTTTTCTATAGAGTATTTAGGTTTAAATCCTAAGGTCTTAATTTTTTCCATATTTGCACAAGTCCATTGACGCTCATTTGGGGTATTTAGACGAACAGGTAAGTCCGGTGCAAAGTCTTGAACTCTAAAAGGAGCTCCTGTGCCTATATCAATTATGCCTGTATACTTGCTGTTCATACATAATTCAATTGCATCGCATAAATCTTCTATATGTATGAAGTCTCTATAATGCCGTGTTACATATTCTAATTTATTGTTAATCAGTTTATCCAAAAACATTCCTTTTCTCGGAGTGTCAGAATACACTGTATGAAAGCGCATACCTAATGTGTTTGGATACCGTTCAGCTGCTTCCTCGACACAGAACTTAGACGCCGCATAAGGGTTCAAATCGGGCTCGTAAGCACTAGAACTACTTGCATATAGTATACGTGTATCAGGATAACGTGCAAATAGTCGTTTACTTACTTCTACGTTATTACGCCAATAACCTGCAGGATCGTCTATACTTTCACGTACTCCACTTTTTCCAGCTAAGTGTATAATTAAGTCAAAGTTTTCATTTAACTCACAATTTATTAAGTCTTGGTTGTTATTATATTTGTCTCTATCCCAACCATCTTCTAAATCAATACCTACTACAGCATTTTCTTTACTAAGTCGTGATAGTAAATGACTTCCTATAAATCCTTTATGTCCTGTCAACAAAATTTTCATTTAAAATCTCCCAAGTTTCTTTCCAATCAGTAACTTTATAGAAAGTGCCTCTATTTTGATCTACTATTGCGTTTGCAATTGACCAGTCATTACCACCTGGAAAAATTGCATCTCCAAAGAAATGCAAATTATCTTCCCCGTCAAACTCTTTGAGTATTTGACTTTTGTCAGCACCCTTTGGTGCAATGTCTATTCCTGTTTCTCCGCCAACTGTTGCTTGCATGTTCGGAAATCTATCTTCGAATAACATTGCAATAGTTTGACGTTCATTTATTTGTTCATCGTACTCTATATACAATGCCCGTTCCTTTAATGTTGCATTGCGACCTACAATACTAAAGTTTACCATGCCGCTACGAGCTTCAATATGTTTTCCTGTACGTAGGACAAATGTGCTTTCTTCTAATTTATCTTCTAACCAGCTTAGTTGATTTTTTGGCATGACCCAATCACTCGATCTAATAAGACGATTGCCTTTATAAACTTCACTGCCTGAACAGTTGTATACACAATCGGCCATACCATACAAAACATTACCTATTTGTTCTACAGTTTTAGGTCTATCACTACCTGTAACAAGGTAGACTTTGTTCATGGTGCAAAAGTCAAAAAAGAAAGTTGCAAAACTTTCATCTATTTTACTTCTACTAGGTGTTAGTGTACCGTCTACATCAAAAATAAATTTATTCACAGACTCTTCTCCGTAAATCACTTGAACTAAATCTATGTTCTCTTTTATTAAAGTATAACTCAATGCCTCTCTTAGCACATGTTGCTCTACCAGTAAAAGTACCGTCTCGATATTCTTCACCAAGTATACGCACATCAATTGGGTACATACTAAGAATGTCTTCTAGGTCAAGTTCTGTTGCATATGGAACAATTTCATCGACATACTTTATGCCCTTTAACTGTGTATAACGCTCTACTATAGTTTGTATAGGTGCGTTCTTCTCTTTACGGTCTATACTTGGATCAACTTGTAATCCACAGATAAGATAATCACATTGTTCTTTTGCTTCACGTAACATAATTACATGCCCGGCGTGTAACAAGTCAAATGTACTACAAGTAAATCCTACCTTCATGTTAGTCTCCAAATTCAAACAAACTAGAAAAGGTTGTGTGTTGTTTAGTATCTTCTAATGGATAGTTAAGCACACCAATCAAGTTGTCTAGTTTGTTATCAATAATAGTTTCCGCCATCGCTGCATCATCGAATGGCAGTTCCTTAAACCATTCTGGTAAACGTAATTCATCTGTAGGATACGCAACACTTGTGTAACCTAGTGGATTCTGTTTTAGTTTACAAACAATAACTTTCATACCATCTACAATCTCTTGCGAATACTTGTCTCCGTTCATACGCTTCAATGTATTCCAGTTGATGCTTGCTCGAACGTGTCCGGGCATGTTTGCTTTGCCTTGCTTTTCTTCAAGACGCTGATAATGTCCAATCTTGTTTGCACGTTTAGGTGAACCTTTTTCCCAACCCGGACGATCACTAAATTCTTTACGGAATACAGTAATACGTTCTAGTATTTCTTCCTGCGGAACATCAGTTAGCACCATAAGCAAAATTTCACTTAGGAATTCCTGCATAAACACTGGAGTATCAGAACGCCGTAAGTCTAAGCCCATTGCTTTTACTTTGCCCGGCTTGCCATCTGTATCGCTTCTAAAGCCTTCAATGTCGTACACAAGTGCTGCATAACGCTTCTTAGTAATATATAAGCCAGACTCTGCAACAATTTCTCTTGCTGCTGCAATAACGTCTGAGCGGCTCTTAGGGCAATGGAATGCTTGCATCATAAAATCTGGAAACGTTGTATTTGCTGCTTCGCACACTTGGTCATAAAGTGTAATTACGTTGTCTTTGTCCCACGGCAAGTTACCTGCATCAATTTCACTTTTAAGTGTAGGGTATCCACTAAAGTAACAAGAGTCAGTATCACCATATATCATTGCTTCGCCAACATGATCATACGTACCTGTAATAACCTTGTTTACTTCTGCTGACATATGCTTAACAATAGTTCTACCTGTTAGTGTAGTTGACTGTCCGATACGTTTATCAAAGAATCTACAACCTGGATTAAGAATAGCACCATACAAACTGTTCAAGTTAATCTTCTTAACTAGCTGTCGTTTGTCCCAGTATTCAATCTCTGCGGCATTGCCTGCGTCCTTTGCTTTCTTTAGCATCTTCTGCAAGTCTTTACGTTCGCTGTACCAACGCTTTAGAATACCTGGAATAACACCTTCAAACTCTGTTGTAAAGATAGTACCGTTTGAACTAAGCATCCACGGTTGTTGACTATCAAAAATAATTTTGTATATTTCTGCGCCTGACAGTACATCACTGCCACCGTTTTCCCAGTCAACTGTAAGAGAAATGTCCTTACGTTGATCCATGACTGCTTCATATTCTTCTGTACTAAATCGACCTTCCCAACTACCTGCAAAGGATTTCTTTTTAAGTGTCATATCTTCATGTACACGACTGTCTGAAATTTCTGGACGTATTTGACCTATGATAGTTTCTGGAGCCATATTTAATGCACGAATCACACTTGGATATAGCGAGTTCAAATCCATCGAACCAATCCACTTGTGCAAGCCCTTCTTTGGAAATGCAACATATGCACCAGCAGCTTGTGTGTTTTCATCGTCACGCTGTTTACGGTTAGGTACTTGTAATCCTCTATGATGTGCTTCATTAACAATTGCTTGCTCTGTAACAGCAACAGCGCCCATTGTTGTTTGTAGAAGCACTGTGTTAGCGTGTGCAAGCTCGTTGCTTAGATCAATAAAGCGTAGTTTCTTGTCCAACTTGTCTAGTAGCGCAGTATCCTGAATGTTGTATTCGATAAACTTGCGGAAGTCATTGTTGTATAATGCATCTAAAGTGCCTTCATAAGGAACTTTGTTCTCACCAACTTCGATCTCGCCAATCGCATCAAGTCTATAACTATGTCTTTCTTCATATGTATACTTACGATATAAATTTAAACTGTCTAAATGCACTCTACCTACTAAGTCAAATGTTTGTGCTGTCTTTCCATACTTTTCATATTCACGCTTCTTAGGCAACTGCCCCCACAAACAAAAACGTCTTGTGTCGTCTTTGCTTAATACACGGCTTGTCCTGTTAACAGTGTACGGAATATCATAACCTTCGCTGTTCCAACCTGATAAAATGTCAGCGTCTTCAATTAATGTTAAGAACGTGTCAATCATATCACCTTCACGTTCAAATAGCATTACATTGTCAATACCTTCAAGTGTTTTCTTAGCTTCGTCCATTGTAAGTGTCTTAGGCGGAACTGCTAAACACACCATTGTTTCAAGCCACTGCAAGTATACAGAGATACTTGTAATAGGCATAAACGGATCACTAGGATCAGCAAAGCCACGTTCTGGATCAAAGTCTGTCTCAATATCGAAAAACGCAATGTTTAGTTTAGGCGCATCTTGATTGAGATAGTTTTCACTTAATGATTGGAATATAGGATTAATATCGCTTTCGAAAAGATCTTTGCCTTTGTTAATAGCAACTTCTTTGCGAAAGTCTTTTGTATTTTTGCAAACAATGCGTGTAAGAGGATCTCCATACACACTCTTATATTTGCCTCTAGGGTCTTTAAAGTAAAATGTATATTTTGCTTGATATTCGCGGTAAGTTCTTTTACCGTCTTTACGTTCTACGACTCTAATAATATCTTGGTCGCGATCAAATAGTGCGTCTACGTAACTCATATGTCTCCTTTGTTGCTTATGGCCAACTAACCTTTATACTTGCTCTTAAGTGAGCGACTCTTAGTGTTAATTATACTATAGATTGACGATGCTGTCAACCTCAGCTTGATCTTTATTGTATTCATTTAAAAAATATGCATCTACGTTCTGAGCCTTGTCGTCGATCCAAATGTCATAATGTGGTTTGCCTACCCTAGCAGTTGTATATTTTACACCCCAACTAGCAAGTTGCTTTTCTGTGTCCTCTTGATAGTCAATTCCTGACTGAGCACCTCTTGCAGTATAGTAATGTATTTCATGTCCTTTTTCGTAAAGGTCGTTAAAGTGTGCAATACGCTCTTCAAACGGTTGACTTAGATTGTACGGTCTTCCTATTTCTTGGTCACATATTGTTCCGTCAATGTCAATGTAGTAAATCATAATATATCCTATAAAAATAATTGTATCATTGCAATAGTATTCATTATTACAAACCAAGCACAAAGAACAATAGCAAATCCTGCTCGTCTAATAATAGTGCTGATTACACCTAATATACTACCTAATAGATACAATGGAATAAAAAGTTTAGTTGCGGGATCTAAAACAGTGTATGTCAAAATAGCACTAGCTGATATTAGCAAAACTGCTTCGATTAATTCGCAATAAAATGCAAAAGGTGAGAGTCTATAACTTTCTTTAAAAAAGTTTATCACCGCCTTCACTTGTCGTAGCCTAATGTAGCAACCAGTGTTTCTAAATCTTCATATGCATCTTGATGTGCATCCCAGTCACGTTTTTGTGCAACCTTGATTGCTTTATTAATTAAACTTGGTTTTAAATCTAATTCTTCAGCGACTGCTTTTACAGTGTCTTTTAGTCCTGCTTGTAGATCTTCTACTTCTTGCAATACTGTTACACCTTCTTTAACAAGTCTTTCTAATTTAGCCTTTTCTTCTTGGCCGTAGGTACGGTCACTCATATACACTCTCCTTAGTTTTGTTTATTATACATGTTATTTAGGTAGTTGTCAAGAAAAATCACGGCAAAGGCCGTGATTATCATTAAATTTATTTTGTATTATTTTTTCTTTGATAAACGATCGCTGGCTTTTTTTGCTCTAGATGCTTTGTCCATATTGTCATGGTAGTAATCTGACTTCATTTGCCCAATCTCATCAGGTGTTTTTCCGCTTGTGTCTATTCCTGATTTATCAAAATTTGCAAGGTCTGATTTTTTATATTGTTTGTTGAGCTTTCGCTTCATCAACTGTTTACCGACACCTTTAAAAGGACCTTCTGATAACTCTTTATTACGTGCTTCTGCTAATTTTGCATGTAGCTCATCTTTGTACGGATGTGCTTTTGTTTCTAAATTAATTTTAGGTTCTGGTAGCTCTTCTTCAG